GGTGTAAACCCTGATTCTTTAAACTTAAAAACAAAAGAAGACGCAAACATTTATTTAAAAAATAAAGAACAAGAAGTTCCAAAGTTTGCTCCGGGCGGTCTTGTTAGAAACCTTACTGATATGTTGTCTCCTCCTTCTAGTTCTTTTATTAAGAAAGGGGCAGGGGCTGCTGCTGAAGAAGGTGGAGAGTCTTTGTTATCTAAAATGCAAAAGACTTTGGAGGAAAGCAAAGCAGTAGAAAAACCAACAATAGAAACTTCTGCTCCATTTGCATTTTCAAGCTTAAAACAAAAGCCTTCAAATGGCATGTGGATTGGCACAGTAAAAGATAAGAACGGAAAGACAATTGAACAACTAGCTTTTCCTTCAGAGCAAGCAGCAAAAGACTATGAACAATTTACAAATAGTTTTAATGAGGCTCCTGATCTTCCAAAGAAGAAAGGTTTAATGTCGCCAGAAACAGAACAGCAAGTTCAAAGTTTTGTGGACAAGGCTATTGCTGAAGGTAAAAAGAAACAAGCTTTAGCACAAAGACCAGATACATCTATAATGTCTGATGTGAGTAAAAAGCTAAAAGAGTCTCCAGAAGTAACGCCAAGAGAACCCCGTAACAGTGCTAATTGGTGGGAAACTACTGAGCCAACAAATATTGCAGCTTTAGAGATTGCAAAGAAAGAAGCTAATGATGTATTAAAAAGTGATTCGTATAGAACTGTAGATAGAAAAGCTGGTTTGTCTTTTATTCAAGAATACAGGAATGGTTACTTTCCATCATTACGAGAAGCTTTTGATCAAAGAGAAAAGAAAACAGACACTTGGAAAGTTGATGATGTTGTCTTGGGTGTTTTGCAGGGCGAATATAGAGCAAAGTATAAAAAAGAACTTGAGATTACTGCTGAGAATGCAGTTGAAGTTGGTAAGATGGCAGACAAACTTCAAAACAAACTAGACGGTCTAAGAGAGAAATATAAAGGCAGACCGCCAATGACTCTGTATCATGGTTCTTATAGCCCTAGACAATCAAGGGCAACATTTGGATTTAATGATCCTAACGATATACAAGTGGAGTCTTCTCATTCTGAGCTAGGTATTGGCGCACCGTCATTCACTAAAGATTTGAATTTGAATATGATTAATACAAGGTTTGGTGGACAAACCCCAGAGAATTATTTGAATGTACAAATTCCATATGCTGACTACGAATTCTTAAGAGTTAACATGTCTGCAAGGCAGTATGGCAATAGAGATTTAAATACTGCTGCAAGAACAATTTCTGGCGATCCAATTACTGTACGTCCTATGTCTCTTCCAGCAACAACTTGGAAAGAACATGAAGATGCTCTTGTACAAGCACAAAAATTAAAAGGATTGGCAGCGCCTTCTGGAGAAAGAGCAGCAGGTGCAGCAATGAATTACAATCCTACAGAAATGAAGGATGTTGTAAAAAAGTTTAAAAAAAGGGATGAGGATTTAAAAAATCTTACTAGGCGTTTTGGAGATTATGAAAGTGTTTTGTTAGATCCAAAATCTTCTAAAGATGTTAGAATAACATCCAACAAAGTGTATTCCGATCTTAGGAAATATCTAAACACTTCTTTAAAATATTCCGATCTTGTTTCTCCTTACGGAGGAATGGGTCAACAGTATGCGTATGAAACTGGTGTTCAGTTACAAAGATTTAATGATATGATTACTAAGTCTAGTAAAATGTTGGCTAGTCTTGGATCACAAGAAAGAGCTGAAAACTTAAAAGAACTTTATAATATTGTTAATACGCCAACGGATGAAAAGAGAAGAACAGATATGCTTTTAAATCTAACAAAGAAGTTTAATAAAGGGGGACTGGTTTCCAGACCATGACATCAATACTAGAAACAAGACTGAAGCGTCAGCTTGCAGCAAAAGGTGAAGACAATGCAAAAGGATTGGCCCATGCTTTGCTTGTCAAGAGAGGGCATATTAAACCCAATGGTGAGTTAACTGCTGAAGGACAAAAGAGGCAAGACATGGGAAATGCTGGCAGAGCTAAAGACAGGGCAGCTAAATATAGTAAAGGAAAACCTTCAGACTTTACTTACAACCCTAAAACTAACAAAGCAAGGAAACGCTAATGCCTTACGTTAACAAACCAAGACCGTATTCAAAAGAGTACGACCAATACCATAGCAAGCCAGAGCAAGTCAAAAAACGAGCATCCCGTAATAAAGCCAGAGCAGAAATGGCTAAAGAAGGAAGGGTTTCTAAAGGGGACGGGAAAGACGTTGATCATAAAGTTCCTTTGAGTAAAGGAGGCTCCACTGCTAAAAGTAATTTGGCAGTCAAGTCAGCGCATGCCAATCGTTCTTATCCAAGACTTTCTAATCATAAGCCTAAATAATGGCCCACCCGATAGGAATCGAACCTATGACCCACAGCTTAGAAGGCTGTTGCTCTATCCACTGAGCTACGGGCAGAAAAATACCGATCGGGAATATTTTGGCTATATCTTGTATAAATAACTAAAATAATTACCGAACGGGAATTAAGCCCCTAACTCACCATCCCATTCATCCCATTGCCTAACATAGAAGTGTTTCCCAAATTCTTTAATTAGACTTTCTGGATACCCTTCCTTAATCAACCATTCATGGAAGTTAAAACCTTCCTTGTCTAGCTCTTCTTTTTCAATAAGTTTAGGAAACCCATAGTTCCAACCGGACGGTGGATCAATCCACATTTTGCTCATGATTTGCCTCTTTCTGTTTAAGCTGGTACAAGTTGACATAGTAGCCCCTGTCGTATCCACGTTGCCATTCCTTTCCTTGAATTGTCTCAGGGTCATAATTGTTCACCATCCAATTGTTAAAGAATGCACGGTAGCCTTGATCAAACTGAATACTCAATGGAGGCAAGCGTTCTGCTTTCATATCGTTTCCTTTAGTTGAGAAATTTTAAGGTTGTAACAACTAGATTTTACGACATACCCATTAGACTGGTCAATGGTTCCCTTCTCCATAAAGACAGCATCTTCAAAATATTGTTGCTTGTTGTATACACCTAAGTACCAACCAACAGACAAGTCTTTCTTAACGCGAACAAATGCATAGTAGTGGCATTTTTGATTTGGGTTAAAAGCAGCGATGGAGCAATCGTATGTAGGCAATGGAGCTACACTAGTAGACTTTGTTTTTACATCTACTAAAATACCGTTAGGTAATACCAAGTCATAGTCATAGGTGTTTTCTAATACACCACCCAATACTTCTTGTGCAATGGCTTCTCCAATAAAGCCTACAATGTTTCCTCCTCCACCAGTAATAGAGTTGTGCAGCTTACCCATTGCCACACTCTTTTCCCGTGCTTCCAAAAGCATACTATCGCTGATAATATGCTCTATCATGCTTGTCCCCATACATCATCCCAACTACCTGTTACAGCCCCTTTAGCATAGTCTGTAACGCGCTGTTCAAAGAAGTTTGTATGGGAAGTTCCTAACATACCATCAACCCACGGCAAAGGATTCTTCTTAATCTTGAAGATTCCTCTCATACCCATAGCAATTAGTCGCCTGTCTGCGATGTATCTAATATACGATTTAACTTCTTCCTTGCTGAGTCCCTCGATATCTCCGCTGATACCAAAAGCCAAATCAACAAAGCCATCTTCAAGCGTAACCATTTCAGTTGCAATCTTTTTAATATCTTCTGGTGTAGTCTCATGCATATTCTCCTTAACGTATTCACGATAGAGCTTAATCATACCTTCAGCATGCTGAGTCTCATCGACAATAGACCAAGAAATAATCTGCCCCAATCCCTTAAGCTTGCCATGTCTTGCAAAGTTTAAGAGCATAACAAAGCTGGAAAACAATTGCATACCTTCTCCGAATGCGGAGATGATGGCGATCTTCTCAGCCATTGGTGAACAAGAAAGCCTTTCAAAGTAGTCATGCTTATCCACCATTTCTTTATATTCAAGAAACTCATTGTATGTAGATTCTGGTAGCCCCAATGTTTCAATGAGATGGGCATAAGCCGCTACATGTAACGCTTCTCTGGCGGCAAAACCACTAAGCATCATCTTAATTTCTGGATGGTTGAACATTGGGATGTAATGCTCATGATAGCCAGAGCCAATGTCAATGTCTCCTTGAACAAAGAAGCGCAAAATCTTTGTGAGAAGTTGCTTTTCTTTTTCTGTTAACTTTTCTTTGTAGTCTTTAACATCCTCAGACATAGGCACTTCTGTATGGAGCCAATGGCTTTGTTCATGCTGAAGCCAAGCGTCATACGCCCACGGGTATGAAAAAGGTTTGAATGTAAGTCTATAGTCAGTAAGCATTACCAATGCCTCCATGTGTTTGCAATAAATAAGTTCTTCTACTCATCAGACCATCGTCCACACTTGCCACATTGCCAGTTAATTCGGTCAGTGTAGTAATGACGTTTGACTTGACCATTATGGAACCAATCGCACCACCACTTTGAAAGCCAGTTAGCCATCGTTTTTCTCCTGTAACACTTTGGCTGCAAACACCATTCCTGCGAGAAAATATTGATGGTCAAACATTGGGTCTTTTCCATCTGGCATATCTGATTGCTCAAGCCCGACCCAATTTTTCTTTGCGTCAGCTTTGCCTTGTAAATATCCGCGTTCAAAGTCTGTCATGTCTTTCTCCTACAAAAGCCCAAAATATCGTTTAATTAAATCACCGGCTTTATACGGCTCAGCAGTTTCAGCTAACGTCGCACATTCATAAGCAATGAGACGAGCAAACTTTTCAATCTCTTTGGAGTTTTGAATAA